CACTAAAGAAGAAAAAGTGAACGAAGGTAAGTACGATGGTATGTTAGATGTTATCGAAGATTTAGTTTCTAAAGCTAGTTCGTTTATGGATGTTGGTAATCAACTAAAGAAACACAAAGTTAATTATTCTTTTTCTACATCAATGATGCCAATATACAGACTTGATAAACTACCTATCGCTATTGTAAATAAAAGATATGTTGATAAAGCTGATAGAGAAGTTGGTGATATCGCAATCGGTTTGATGGAATCGATGAAGATGAATGAAGCTAAGTACGATATCGGAATGGCTCGTAAAGGAAACGGATTGACTGTTTACAACAAAGCTGAAGAAGAAAAAGGTGATTACAAAAATGTAGCTCACATTGATAACAAAGGTAAGATTAAATATTACGATAAAAAAGTTCCATCTAAAATTAAAAAACAAATCGAAGCTGAGGCTAAGAAGATGATGGAAATAAAAATAGAGGGAACTATGAAACTAACAGACTTATTAAATGAAGATGTTTACGTTAAAAATAAAAAGACTGGGAACACTTACGCTGTAAAAAACGCTGACCCATCTAAACACGTACCACCATCAAAGGATGATATAGCAAAAGCTAAATCAGATGCAAAAGATGAACCAAACAGAGAACCTTCAAAAGATGAACCTAAAAAGGATGAACCTAAAAATGATGGACCTAAAGTTGAATTATCCAAAGATTTTGATAAGTTATATTATGCACAGGATATCGAAGGTGATGTTGAAAAACTTGAAGGTAAAATATCTGATGAAGATTATAAAAAAATGATGGAAAAGCTAGAGGATTTAAGTTATGCACAACAGGATGCTGAAGAAGCTGAAAACTACGATTCTCCAGAAGAAGCAGAAGAAGATGGTTTAGATGTAAGACCAAAAGAAGAATTGGAAAAGATGGCAAGTGATTTAAAAGACATGATTAGACAAGCCAATGGTACTCCAAAAGAAGAACCTAAGAGTGAACCAAAAAAGGATGAACCTAAAAGTGAACCAAAACGAGTACCTTTAGATAAAAATGATAGTTACTACATCAAAACTGCAGTAGAAAAAAGAATGGGACCAGCAGCGTTTAGAGCACTTAGTTATGGGGATATGCAAAAAGCTTATAATGATGAAATGAAATCTAGAGGTTGGGAAAAGGGTGATGATGGAGAGTGGACTAAACCTGCAAACGAATCATCTAAAAGAAAAATAAAAGAATCAAAGGGAAATTCAATGAAATTAAAAGATTTACTAAACGAATCATTTGAAAAGGGTAAAGTTTATTCAAACCCATTTCACACTCCATTCGTTAAAGAAAATGATATGGATAGAGATGAAGAATCTAATGAAATGACTAACGAACAAAAGATGGCATTTTTAGAAGCAGTTAAAGCATACAAATCATTTGGTGAAACTGTATATAGAAATGAAGGATTGGCTGAAGTTTATGAATCAATCAAAGGGTTAGTAGAATCAGCTGGTAAAAATATGGTTAAAGAAACTGAAGGTTCGTTTGATGGTATTACAGTTGGTAGACACGTAAAAAGAATGAATGAATCATTTAAAATCTTTGAGAAAACTTTAAGAGAAGTTGGAACATTACAACAAAGATTAGAATCAACTTATGATGAGATTGGTGAAGTATTAGGAAAGTATTACGAAATCAATGAATTAGAAGAAGGTAATGAGTTCGGAGCTGCTAGAGCAAAAGCAATCGCAAATGGTGATAGTGAATTTTCAGTAGATGGTAAAAAATATCCTGTTAAAGGTGTTGATAAAGATGATAAAGAGAACGCAAAAAAGTTCGCTAACGAATCTAAATCAATAAAACTTACTTCTATGTTAAATGAATCATTCGGATATGGTGAACTACCATCAGAAAAACTAATGAAGATGAAAGTATCAGCTAAAGATATGCTGGATTCAGTTAAAAACAAAACAACTAAGAAAATTGTTGAAGGTTACTCAACTGAAGAAAAAAGAATCGTATTATTAGCAGTTAGAAAATTAATGAAGTATAAGAACATTGATATCAACTTAGCAGCACAATATGTAGTAGGTGCAGCTGAAGAATTGAAATATGATATTGATAAGGGTAGGGTAAAAAAATAATGGATTACTCAGATATATTACAAGACATTTCGGTTGATTTATCTTTTATGATAAAGAAACATTTAAAGAATATCAAAAAGTTAGATTCTAAAAAGCAAAAAGCTTTTGGAAAACTCTTTGTTGATATGAAGCAAGGTGTTGATGATTTATCTGAAGGAGTAAACGAATCAGTAAACGAAGCTAACTATAATACCAAACAAGATGCTATGAACGCATATATGAATGGTAAAGTAAGTGCAAAAGAATTAGATAAGATTGCAAAAAATGATTTTAAATCATCAGTAGCAACTAAAAAAGAACTACAAAACTTTCTTGATAGTGGGTATATGAAATCCTTAATGGCTAACACCTATGGATTAAAAGTTCCAGCTATGGAAAAGAAAGTAAAAGAGTTGATGAGGTTTGCAGAAGGAACATTAAAAGAAGATATTCAATACTTCGAATCACTTGATGAAGCCAAATCTATGGATATGAAAAAAAGATTAAAGGTTTACGATAAACTCAAAAAAGGTGATAAGATTACGATTAAGTATGGTTCATCAATGAGGGGTGGAGTTGAAAATGAATTTGTAGTATCCAAAGGAAAAACTTTAGTTGGTAAACAAAAAGTAGAAAGAATTATTCTACAAAATCCAGCGAATCCAAAAGGTGTTAAGTATTATCTATACCAAAGAAACGGAAACGTAACTATGGCTATTGGTGATATGGCGGCTACTATCGAAGATATGCACGAATCAATAAACGAAGCTAAAGAACCTGAAGTAATTACTCAATTAAGAAAAATCGTAAAAGATAAACAAAACGATTCTATTAAAGATACTAAGAGTGGTAAGAAGGTAAGAGTTGATATGAATTCAGCAAACCTAATGGTTCAAGTATACGATGCACTTAAAAAACAATCTAATAAAGATAAGTTTGTTAAGAGTGGTATAGTAATGATGGGACATACAGCTTATAAACTTCTTAAAAAATAATTTTTGTAAAATAATTTTGATATTTATATACACCTACACGATATTGTGATAGGTGTATTTTTTTAAATAACATTATATGCAAGATAATAGACAAAAAAAACCTTACAAAAAAATTAGACGTGAAGATATGGAAGTACCGGGTTGCTTTACAGCCGTAAAAGTAGTTAACGGAAATATTGAATTAGCGTTGAAAGCATTCAAAAGAAAAATTAAAGATAGTGGAAAGATTGAAGAACTCAAAGATAGGAAAGAGTACATCAAACCTTCAGCTGTCAAAAGAAAAAAAATGCAACAAGCGGTGAGAGCAGAGTACAGACGTAGAATGCTCGAAAATTAAATAGTAAACACTTTTTTAGTGTTTTCATTTATAGTACACTATTTATTGCAGATAAAAATATCATCTCCCAATAGGTGATTAAATATATTAGTAAATAATATTCTATTAAGATTCTCAATAATCTTATTTCCAAAAACAATTTAGGAGAACAATTATGGCAAATAGAAAAGATTTGTTATCTGAAGCTATTGCTGATGCTAAAGCCGTTAAAGAAACTGCTCTTGCAAATGCAAAACTCGCTTTAGAAGAGGCGTTCACCCCAAAACTACAATCAATGATTTCTGCGAAATTAGCTGAAGAAGCTGATGAAGAGAACGATGATATGGAAAATGAAGAATTAGATTCTTCAGATTTAGGTTCAGGCGATAACGCAGAACCATCTGATGATGCTAGTGATTCATCTGAAGTTGAAAACGACAATGAGTTGAGTGAAGAAGAAGGTGAAGAAGAAAAAGAAGTTAAAGATGAAAATGAAATGACTGATGAAAATGATGACATGGACAATGAAGTGTACGAAGAAGAAGAATCTGATGACATGGAAAATGAAATGGCACATGAAGCTGATGACATGGACAATGAAGGTGAAGAAGATGATGAGTTAGACTTAGAATCTGTAATCGCTGAATTAGAAGCTGAAATGGACAGTGCTGATGAAACTTACGAATCTGAAGAAGAAATGGCATCTGATGATGACATGGAAAATGAAGAAGAAGAAGCTGGAATGAGTAATGAAGAAGAAGCTGAAATGGATGCTGAAGAAGATGAAGATGAAATCGATTTAGACGAAGTTATTAAAACTTTAAAAGAGATGGAAGATGATTCTGAAAAAGCAGATGAAGGTGAAAAAGTTGAAGAAGAAGAAGAAGTTGATTCTGTAAAAGAAGAATTAGAAGAAGCATATTCAACAATTGAAAGTTTAAGAACAACTATCAATGAAGTGAATTTGTTAAACGCTAAACTACTTTACACTAACAAACTATTCAGAACTTTTGATTTAAACGAAGGACAGAAAGTAAAAGTACTTGAAAACTTCGATAGAACTTCATCAGTAAGAGAAGTTAAATTAGTATTTTCAACTTTAGCAGAAAACTTAAATGTCGCTAAAAAGAAAAGAACAGTTGTTAAAGAAGGTTATGCTTCAAAAGCAACAAAAAGTTCCGCACCAAAGAAAGAAATTATTTCTGAGGGCAATGAATTATCGGCTAGATGGAAAAAACTAGCAGGTTTAAAATAATTAATAAGATTAATAACGGAGAAAAAAAATGGATTTAAAAAACATTTTAAATGAAGGTTCTTCCCACCAAGCAAGATTGTCAGAAACGACAAGAGCTCTTGCAGGAAAATGGGAAAAAACAGGTCTTCTTGAAGGTATTAGCAACGAAGTTGAAAAAGCTGGTGTTGCAACTCTTTTAGAAAACCAAGCTAAGCAATTAGTAAAAGAAGCTTCTTCTACTGGAACATCAGCAAACTCAGAAGAGTGGGCAGGTGTAGCTTTACCATTAGTAAGAAGAATATTTAGTGAAATCGTAGCAAAAGATTTCGTATCAGTACAACCAATGAACTTACCATCTGGTCTAGTATTTTATCTAGATTTCAAATATGGTACGGCTCAGCCAGGTTTCGCAACAGGCGCTGGAAAAGATTCACAAAATGATTCTGTATTCGGTGTAACTGAAACTACAGCTGACCCATCAGGTGGTTTATATGGTGCTGGTAGATTTGGATACTCAATCAATGATGTAAGTACAGTTGACCAAACATTAGCCGCTTCAGCAGCTGCTGATAAATTCGTAACTGGTTCTTTATCATCTGATGCATCAATTTATGATTATGATAGCGCTTTCGGAGCAGACTTAACAGGTAAATTTTCTGTTGCAGTTCCTACAGCTTCTATGGCTGGATTTGATGAAAAAGGTATTAGAGGATTTAGAGTAGTTGCAACTGGTATTACAGACCAATACCCACAATTTACTAAATTAGTTGGTGGTGATGTAGTATTCGTAGTAAAAGGAGCAGTTGCTGCAGCTAACAAACTACAAGCTAAATATCATGCACAACCATCTGATATTTCAAGAGGTGATTTTGAAGATAAAGGTTCTGATTTAGATATTCCTGAATTGAACGTAGAGATGAAATCTCTTCCTATTGTTGCTAAGACTAGAAAGTTAAAAGCACAATGGACGCCTGAATTCGCACAGGATTTAAACGCTTACCATTCAATTGATGCAGAAGCTGAATTAACTTCTATGTTATCAGAATACATTTCGCAAGAAATCGATTTTGAAATTTTAGATATGTTAATGCAAGATGCTAAATCTGAAGGATTCTGGTCAGCTAGAGCTGGTAGAATTTGGAATGGTAGTGCATTTGCAAATATGGATGCTACTGAATATGGCGCATCTGCTTACAATCAGGGAGCATGGTTCCAGACTTTAGGAACTGTAATCGCTGGTGTATCTAACTCTATTCACCAAAAAACATTAAGAGGTGGGGCTAATTTCTTAGTAGTATCTCCTGATGTTGCAACAATCATTGAATCTATCCCAGGATACGCTTCTTCAGCGGATAATGGTGATGCTCAATTTGCATTCGGTGTATCAAAAGTTGGTTCATTAAATAGTAGATTCCAAGTTTATAAGAATCCTTACATGAAAGAGAACGTAATATTAATGGGTTACAGAGGAACACAATTCCTTGAAACTGGAGCAGTATATGCACCATATATTCCGTTAATTATGACTCCTCTTGTATATGACCCGAAAAACTTCACTCCTAGAAAAGGTGTAATGACACGTTACGCTAAGAAAATGCTAAGAGGTGAGTTCTACGGTAAAGTATATGTAGATTCATTGAACAGAATTCAGTAATTATATAATTACAGAATAGTTTTTAAATTAAGGGTGGCTTCGGTCACCCTTTTTTTATGCTTATTTCATATTTATCTTAAAGAGTTATTTAATTATTGGAAAAAGGAAAGTATGGCTGAAAACAAAGACAAAACTCCACCAAAAGGTAATGTGAGATTTTCGATATCTCTATCGGAAGAACAGAAAAAGGCGAAAGCACAAATTTTAAATCATCCCTTCAATTTTGTAATAGGTAAGGCAGGTAGTGGTAAAACACTGTTGGCTTGTCAAATAGGATTGGATATGTTTTTTAAAAGAAAAGTAAATAAAATTGTAATTACACGACCAACAGTATCAAATGAGGATAACGGATTCTTACCAGGTTCATTAGAAGAAAAAATGGAACCTTGGTTAGTTCCCATTAGAGCTAATATGAGAAAAGTTTACAACAAACCAAACATATTACAGAAGATGGAAAGTGATGAATCTATTGAATTAGTATCATTATCACATTTTAGAGGAAGAACTTTTGATAACTCCATATGTATTGTCGATGAGTTTCAAAATCTAACTAAACAACAATTGTTGATGGTATTAGGTAGGGTAGGAAAAGGTTCTACTATGATACTTTGTGGTGATAAGCAACAAATTGATTTGAAATTCAACAATGATTCGGCAGTACATGAAGTTCCTAAGTTAAAAGGTTCGGATTATGTTTATGATATTTGTTTAAAAGATAACCATAGACATGAATCTTTAGATGAAATTTTAACATTACTAACCGATTACTAAGAAATATTATATTTATAGTTAAGTAACAAAAATAATTAAGGGAAAAGCGTGCCAGATTATAGCGGTTCATTTAGTGGTTCATTCGAAGGTAATGGAAATAAGTTGACTAATATTGATTATTATTCACTTAGTAATTTACCTGCGAGCATAACACCATTTCAAAAAAATTCAATATTAGCTAATAACTCAATTAGAGATAATTTTGTATCTAATGTTAAGACCAGATTGGATGCAGAAAGTGTTATTAGTTCATCTGCTCAATTAACAACTGAGTTTGATATTAGATATGGTAACGAAGTGGGGGATGATTTAATTAGTGGTTCGGCACAAATTAAAACATTACTACCAAGTGGAACGGTAAGTGGTTCGGCACAAACAATCGCTAATTTACCATCTGGTGTAATTAGTGGTTCAGAACAAGTCGATTTTGATAATATAAAAGATAAACCTGTAACTATTTCAGTTACACAATCAAATGCTATTATTGCAAACACTGCTAAAGTTGGATATACAGATGCAGCAGTTAAAATTAAGTTAAATTCCGAAGGTGTATTTAGTGGTTCAGCTCAAGTAACCATTAATGAATCTCAAATTAGTGATTTACAATCGTATTTAACATCAGTACCTACTGGAACTGTGAGTAGTTCAGCTCAAGTAACAATTACAGAATCTCAAATTAGTGATTTACAATCGTATTTAACATCAGTACCAAGTGGAACAATATCCTCATCAGCACAAATTACGGCATTAGGGTATTCAACAACAGATAGTACAGGTTCAGAACAATCACTATCTTTAAGTGGAGATAAATTAACCATAAGTAGTGGTAATACGATAACTCTTCCAAGTACTGATGAACAAACATTAACATTAGCTGGAAATAATTTAAGTATATCTAATGGTAATACAGTTAATTTATCCGCCCTAGCAGGCGGTGGTGGTGGTGGCGGTGGTTCATCCATTTGGAATACAGGTTCTCAAGACCCATCATCATACACTCATTTGATGACATCAAATAATTTACAAGTAACTGGTAGTGTTGATATACACGGAGACTTTACTGTAAATGGACAATCAGTATTCACTCAAACATCAGCATCTGATGTTGGAAACGCAGTTGTGATAAAGGGAAGATTGGAAGTTTTAGAAGAACAAATAGGAAGTTATATCGCATCGGCATCTATTCAAGTAGGAAATACGCAAGATACGATAGACTGTGGGGGGTTTTTCTAAAATATATTATATTTATAAAAAGAAAAAGGTAATAGTAGAAACTATACACAAGTAATGGGATAAAAATATGAGTCAAACAATAAAACATAGAAGAGGTTCGGTAGCATCTGTAAGGAATATCACCTCATTTGGTGAAGCAGAGATAGTAATCGGTAGTGGTTCGGTTGATGGTAAGGTTGATGGGCCGATAGTTTATATCGGTAAGCCGGGTGGTTCAACAGCAGCTAATGATTACGCACCTATATCAAAGATATATACAGGAGCGGGACTTCCAGCGATGACTACTGCTAATTATGGTACTACATTGGATGGTTTACCATATTACGATTCAACAAACAAAAAATTATACATTTTAAATGCACATTCTGATGGAACATCAGGACATTCTCAAATTTTGATTACATCAGAATCTATGAGTAACTTTAATACAGTTGTATCGGCATCTGTAGCGGCAGATGGGTTCGGAGCTGGTATATTTGAAGAATTAAGTGCTACATTATATAAAGCTGATGGTAAAAACCTACAAATCACAGGTTCTTCTTCTACTGCATTGGATGTATCTCAATCTATAAAGGCACACAACATAAATGTGGGTGTACCAACATCAAATGATTGGGGAAGTAACTTAGATGGTTCATATTTTAATAACTTCACAAAAGATACAGATGTATCTGAAGTTTTAAGATTTGTTGCAGGATTATTATCCTCATCTGCAGCTAATCCAACCACAAATACAAAAACATATAGTTCTATTTCAGAAAATAAAAGTAATACTGGTACTGGAACGGCGCCAGCAGGACATGTACCGCAAGGAAATTCAATAGCTGATATTACTTATTTAGTTGATAAAGGATTTGCAGCAGAAGGTGGAACATTATTTCCAGGAAAAACAATTTATAACAATGCTGGATACGCAATAAGTTATACATCTGTAGCAGGTGGTTCAACATCAGTAAATTCATCAGCCGATGCACAATTATTTGGATTGGGTGCTTTAAGTAGTGGTAATGCTAGTCAATTCCAAGTAAAAGGAACTCATGCATTTAGATTCAACAATAATAATAGTGGAACTCAAACGGAAACTTCAGCATCAACAGTAACTTTAACACAAAATTCATTTGGAACTTCAAATGGTCTAACTGTAGCTAAAATAAATACTGTAAATCCTGCAGTTATTCCAGCAGCTTTCCAAGATGGTAAATTCGTAAGTGTATTCTCTGAAAATATTATGGGATGGACTACTGAAGCAAACACATCAGTATCAGCATCAGGAACTTATATATTAGATACAACAGTTGGAATTAAAACTGGTTCTCAAGCAGCATTTGTAGATAAAACCGCAAGTGAAACGATATTTTGGGCACCTGTTTCAAATATAGATTCAAATATTGGTACAAACACATTAGCAAGTAATGGTGAAGGAGTAACAGGAGTAACGTTAACATCAGGTTCTCTTTCTGGAGCACCATATATAAGTGGTGGAACTTGGAAATTAGTAGCAACTGCTAGTGGATTGTTCGCACCTATGTACGCAGCATCAACTACATTAGTAGATGTAACAATAGGAAGTACAAGTGGATACACAATCACAAATACAGCTGGTACTGATACATTATCAACATCAGGTGGTTCAATCCAAACATCAGGAATGGTAACATCAGCTGATGGTAACACTGCAAGAAATAGTGGTACTCCTGTAAGAAATGATTTAGTAGAAGTTGATGCAACTTATACAATTAGTGGAACGGGTGATACTTTTGTGGAAGCAAGAACTGGTGGTGATACATCATATACATTAACACTAAAAGGTAGAAATAGAAATAGTTCACAATCTACATTAGATACTCAAACTGTAAACCTACATACAGCAGGTGCATTCGGACAACCTGCTTCTAGTGGTTCAATGGCTTACTATGGTGGTGGAAATCAATCTTCGGCATTGGATGAGAGATTTACAAACGAAACTTATAGAAGAATTATTAGTACATCAACCGCATTAACCAATGCATGGAATAGTGTATCAACGGCATTAGATTTAGGTAATGGTGGTGATTTACAGGTTAAGCCAGGTTATTTGGTTGACCCAAAATCAGCAAACGGATATTGGTATCCTACAACTGGATACGATGCATCACATTATAAGTGGTATCTAAGAGAATTTGATACATCAGCATCAAACAATAAAGGTACTTTAACAATTAACTTAGACCCTAACTCATCATCTGATTTAGTAGCATTTAGTGATACAACGGCTAATAAAATAGCAGTTGGTGTTATATTTGGAGCTACTAATTCAAAAATATTTGATGCAGTAAAAGGTAATCAATCATATGGTGGTTCATTGAACTCACAATCAACAGGAGCAAATAATCCGTTTAGTGATTCAGTTGATGTTGTTGGTGATTTCTCATCATTTAGTAATTCATCAGGAACATTAACATTAGGATTGAATAATGCAGGTGGACAAACTATTAATTCATCAAATGATAAAATTTGGTTATTGATTAGATATAAAGGTACACCAAGTCAAACATTAGAAAGAATGACGGTTTCAGTATCGTAATAAAGAGGAATAAAAATGGCATATAATACAAGTAACAGGTCGGAAAGATTACTACAAGGTAGAAGATTTACAACGGATAATCTATCACTTACTCAGGAAGCATTTACTGATGTATTTGATTTAGGGGCAGGTGAGATATTCACCGATGATGGTCTTATTCCAACGGGAAGTACACAATTAGCATATAGTGGTTCATCACAAAATGGTGGTATCATAAGTGGTAGTGTTGTTAACCCATCAATCGAAACTGATGTAAACGTACTAAAATATCACTATAGAAAAAAATTAAAACAAGCGGCAGATGGGCAAAGAGAAGTTTATTACTTTACAACTTCAGACCCATCATCTGTTTCAGATACAGTAACATCCGACCAACTTATCGAAGCAGACCAGCAAACTAATTTTGTATCACCAAAATATATAATCGCAAGTGATTCACCAAATAATACTGAGAGTTCTACTCCAGGTTATAAAGTTGTAGTATATAAAGATACGGCGAGTTCAGCAGGAAGTATTTCATCTTCACCAGCAGACCCTTCTCATTATGTATATGATTTTAAAACAGGTGTTTTAACTTGGGTATCAAACGCACCAGCATCAAATCAGTTTGTTTATATAACGGCTTATCAATATGTTGGTAGAACACTTCGTTCACAAATCGATGATGGTTCTATCGGTGGTGGTGGAAGTGATATCACAATACAAGAAGAAGGTTCTTCATTATCAACGGCAGCTACAACAATTAACTTTGTAGGTAACGCAGTTACAGCGACTGGAACTGGTGCAACTAAAACAATTACAATTAATACTGCAGGGAGTTCATTAGATATAGATTCCCAAACAGATGGGACAGGAATAACTGTAGAAGCTACTGATAAGTTAATATTATCAGATGCTGGAACAGAGAAAAAGATTAATGTATCTCAGTTATTTGATTCAGCAGATTTTGATACTGAAGTAGCAGCTAATTCAGCAGTAACTGCTAATACGGCTAAAGTTACTTATCCAACGGCTGATTCAACTAAAGTAGGTTACTTAACTGTAACTCAAGCAGTTGATTTAGATAGTGTGGAAGCAGAAGCAACTAGAACATCAATTTGGAATGTAGCAGCGGCAGGTGGAAAATATACTTTCTCAGGTCCTGGTTTGAGTGGAACAGAAAATAATCCAGCTATATACTTAATGAGAGGTGAAAAATACAGATTCGCAGTAAACGCATCAGGTCATCCTTTCCGAATTCAAACATCAGCTGGAGCATACGATGCATCTACTCAATTTACAGATGGATTAACTAACTTAGGTACTGCTAGTGGTAACGTAGAATTCAATGTTCAATTTGATGCACCTGATACTTTATATTATGTTTGTCAATCTCATTCAGGTATGGGTAATGTTATTCACATCTTAAACAAAAGAGTAGATGGGTTAATTAGTGGTTCAGCAGGAATCGTTGCTGGGTTAGTAGGACAAAACTTAAACATTGGTGAATTAACTGCTACTAAAGTAGTTACAAATATAGTATCTCAATCCATATCACTTGCTACGGGTTCTAATATATTTGGTGATGAACAAACAGATACTCATCAAATTACAGGTTCATTACAATTAACAGGAAGTTTTTCATTTACTGAAATAGATGGTGGAAGCTTCTAAAAATATAATAGGTAAATAGATGGCAGGTAAAATTAGATTAAAGAGAAGTGATACAACAGGTAATGTGCCTGATGCAGGTAATTTATCATTAGGTGAACTTGCTGTCAATACTTACGATGGGAAATTATTTTTTACAAAGAATGATGGTTCTGTAAGTTTAGAAACAATAGTAACTACTAATGCACAAATCACTGGTTCTTTAGAAATGACAGGGGCTGTAACATCATCCTTTGCTTTAATTAAAACCCAATCACCATCAGGAGATGTACTTACTGTAAATGTTGGTGGACAGGATAAAGTAACAATTAATAACGATGGTACATTGGTAGTAAAAGAAGTTGCAACGTTACCAACTGGAGAAAAAGGAGCACTTTCAGTTAGTGGAAGTAACTTTTTTGTATATTTATAAAAGTAATCAAATTAAAAACAATATTTATAAAGGTAAACTTATAGTTTAACAAAATTAAAAGAGGAACAATAAAATGGCAGAATGGAAAAAGGTAATAGTCTCCGGCTCAACAGCAGCATTAGCTGCAGCGAACGTAGATGGAACTGTAACCGCTAACGCGTTTAGTGGTGATGGTTCAAACTTGACAAATGTACCCGCCGGTTCGATAAATATCGAATCATTTACAAATGGTACAGGAATTACGGTAGCCAGTACAGATAAACTTATCTTATCAGATGCTGGAACAGAAAAATATATTAACGTATCTCAGTTACCATTTACAACTAATTCATTTAGAGGTATAAGAGTAACGAATGGTGAAACAGAAACTTCATTAGAAAGTTCAGAAGCCCTAAACATTACAGCAGGAACTAATGTTAGTCTTTCGGAATCAGAAGGTGTAGTAACAATCACTTCTACGGATACTAACACAACTTATTCAGTAGGTGATGGTGGATTAACTCAAAAGAATTTTACAACCACATTAAAAAATAAGTTAGATGGAATTGCAGCATCGGCTAATAATTATGCATTACCTTTAGCAGCATCGGGTACAAGAGGTGGTGCTAAAATTGGATATACTGAAAATGGTAAAAACTATCCTGTAGAATTATCATCAGAAAAAATGTATGTAAATGTTCCTTGGAGCAACACAACTTATTCAGTAGGTGATGGTGGGTTATCACAAAAGAACTTTACCACTACTTTAAAATCTAAATTAGATGGTATTGCTACATCAGCAAACAATTACTCATTTTCAAATAGTATTGATGGTGGTGAAGGTGTAGCAGTTGATAGCGGTGGAACACAAGATTTCAGAGCTGGAACTAATGTAACTCTAACACAAGCAGATGGTGGTGCAATTACAATTGCATCAACAGATACTAACACAACTTATTCAGTTGGTGCTGGTGGTTTAACTCAAGAAAACTTCACTACTACTCTAAAAAATAAATTAGATGGAATTGCAGCATCGGCTAATAACTATTCATTACCAGAAGCAACAGCGACTGTGCGAGGTGGTATTGAATTATTCAGTAATACAGACCAATCAGTAGCAGCTAACACAGTATCAGCAACTGCTGGTAGAACTTATGGTTTACAATTAAACTCAGCTGGACAAGCGGTAGTTAACGTTCCGTGGACTAATACACAAAGTACTAGAGGTGTAAGAACAGAAAATGGTGAAACTGGAACTGCACTAGGTACATCTGAAACATTAACCCTTAAAGCAGGAACAAATGTTAGTATTTCAGAATCAGAAGGAACAGTAACATTTAGTTCAACTGATACTAATACTACATATTCGGTAGGAGATGGTGGATTAACTCAAAATAACTTTACAAATGCTGACCATAGTAAATTAAATGGTATTGCGGCTAGTGCAAATAACTACTCACTTACAATCGCTGATGTTAAGAGTGTACTTGGTGGTGGGATGCCATCTAACGCATTAACAATTGGTGATACTAATGATACAATTACTATTGCTGGTAATTTAGATGTAAATGGTACAACTACTACTATTGATACAACTAACTTAGCAGTTACAGATAAATTCATCGAATTAAACAGAGGTGCAACAACAGAAGGTGATGGTGGTATTGTAATTAATGGTGCTACTAATAAATCATTTGGTTGGGATGATTCCAACGATAGATGGGCGTTTGATTTTACTGGAGCAACCGCAGGACAAACTACTATCGATACTGATGCATTCGTAGCAGCTGTAGCTAAGGTTAAAACAGATGTAAACTACCAAAAAAATGGAAACCTTCACGTAGATGGTACAGATATTTGGATTTATGTTGAATAATAAGTAATGAAACTAAAAAAAGTTATAAAAAAAATTATGGAAGATTTTAAAAGTTTAAGAAGTAAAGCTGAAGGAAAAGGTAACAAAGATATATCTCTAACTAAAACAGAATTAGAGTTCCTCTTACAATTGATTGCCAAATCTAATTTTGAAGGAAGAGATGTTCAAATAGTTTACGAAACCGCAGTAAAACTTCAACAATTAATTCAATCAGAATAATATCAACAAGACCCCTTACAGAAATGTAGGGGGTTTTTTATTTAATAAAAAATTATTACATATTTATTGATACATATCTTTGGATATTGGCCCCATAGTGGGGAAGTGGGCTCATATTTTGTGAGTATCCAACCATAACTAAAAGGAAAAGAAATTATGCCAAATTGGAAAAAAGTAATCGTTAGTGGTTCATCTGCAGAACTAACAACACTAAAACTAACAGGAACTTCAGGACAATCTTCTGAAGCAACTTCACTAATGATTAATAGTAGTGGGGTAGTGGGAACTAGAGAATTAGGTTCAAACGCATTTAATTCAAACACATATAATAACTATTCATTACCATTAGGTTCATCATCAACAAGAGGTGGATTTAAAATTGGATACACAGAGAGTGGTAAAAATTATCCTGTTGAGATATCCTCTGAAAAAATGTACGTTAACGTACCTTGGACTGATACCAATACTGATACAAACACTTTTAGAGCCGTAAGAACAACAAATGGTGAAACTGGAACTACATTAGGTTCAACTGAAACTTTACACCTAGTGGCAGGAACTAATGTTAGTCTTTCAGAATCAGAAGGTGAAGTAACAATATCTTCAACTGATACAAACACCAACACAACGTATTCAGCAGGAAATGGAATTGGATTAAGTGGAACTACATTCTCGGTATCAGCAGGAACATCTTTAACTCAAAATTCATCTGGTTTAAGTGTAACTTCAAATGGAATTGGAGCAACTCAACTTAACGTATCAGGAAATGGAACAACTGCACAATTCCTTAGAAGTGATGCAGATGGTTCATTCACTTGGGCAACTCCAACCAATACCACTTATTCAACGGCAACTTCTTCTACTTTAGGTTTAGTTAAAATTGGATATTCAGAGAATGGAAAGAACTATCCTGTAGAATTATCAAGTGGTAAAATGTACGTTAACGTACCTTGGAGTGATACAAATACTGATACTAACACTCAACTATCAACTGAAGAAGTAAGAGAAGCATTCTCAGCAGGTTCTAATGTAACAATTGAAGATGGTGTAATTAGTTCTACAGATACCAATACAGATACAAATACACAAAATCGATATTCAACTTCAGTTGTATCTTCAAGTGGTATTAAATTAAGATTAAGTGGTACAGGTCATAATGGTTCAACAAGTGATGATGTAAAATTTGTTGGTGCAGGGGCAACTACTGTAAGTAGAACAGATGCAAGTACCATAACTATAACATCAACCGATACTAATACAAACACAACGTATTCAGCAGGAACTGGATTATCATTAAGTGGTACTACATTCAGCTTATCAGGTGATACATTTGATAATGAGGGAACATATAGTAAATTAAGAGCACAAGCAACTACTGCTGGTGATGTTGGTTTAGGTAGTGTAACAAACGAATCGAAAGCAACAATGTTTTCATCAGCAGCACTAACTGGAAACCCAACTGCACCAACACAAGCAGCAAATAACAATTCTACTAGAATAGCAACAACTGCATATGTACAAACAGAAATAACTGATTTAATTGGTGGAGCTCCAGGCGCATTAGATACTCTTAATGAACTAGCCGCAGCTATCGATGATGATGCTTCATACGCAAGTGGGATTACAACATCATTAGGTACTAAACTACCAAAGAGTGGTGGTACTATGACTGGTGCTATTGCGATGGGTAATTTTAATATCACAGGTGTTAATGCATTCACATTTAACGACCCCGGTCCAAACGAAGGAATAAGTTGGAGTGGTGGTAATATAAAAATATATGAATCACCAAACGATTTAACAACAAACACCGCAGGTAACTTACAAATCGTATATGGTTCAACTCGAAGATTGACTGTTGATAGTACGGGAATTAATGTAAATGGTAATGCTAATATATCTGGTACTATAACAAACGCTACTTGGAATGGTGATGTTATTGCAGATTCATATTTATCAACAAATACGGCTCATCTAAGTGGAACACAAACATTTTCAGGTAACAAAACCTTCAGCGGTACTTTAACAGCAAGTGGTGGTGTTAAATTTACAGGATTAGATTCTAGTGAAGAATCAAAAGCTTTAGTGATTAATAGTTCTGGTGTTGTAGGAACGCGTGGTTTGGGTACTGGAGCATTCACATCTGCATACTCTCTACCTGCTGGTTCATCATCAACAAGAGGTGGATTCAAAATTGGATATTCTGAAAATGGAAAGAATTACCCAGTTGAGGTATCTTCAGAAAAAATGTATGTAAATGTTCCGTGGAGTGATACCAATACAGATACAAATACTGTAACTCAAATTAGAAGAGATAATACAGGCACATATAGAACTGGAAATATTAATTTAGTTGGTGGAACAAACGTAACAATCTCAGAAGGTTCTGCAGGTGTATTCACAATCACATCTACAGATACAAACACCAACACAACATATTCTGCTGGAAGTGGATTATCTCTAAGTGGAACAACCTTTTCACATAGTGATACCTCATCAGCAGGTTCATCAAATAATAGTGGTAGAACATATATCCAAGATATCACATTAGATACTTACGGACACGTTACTGGGTTATCAACTGCAACTGAAACAGTAGTTAATACCGATACTAACACTCAGTTATCAACTTCAGAAGTTAGAGAAGCATTTTCAGCAGGTTCTAATGTAACAATTGAAGAAGGTGTAATTAGTGCAACCGATACTAATACAAATACTGTAACTCAAATTAGAAGAGATAATACAGGCACATATAGAACTGGAAACATCAACTTAGTTGGTGGAAGTAATGTTACAATCTCAGAAACATCAACAGGCGTATTTAATATATCATCAACAGATACAAACACCGATACAAATACTACATATTTGTTAAAAGCAATTCAATATGATGGTTCAAATACAAATCCATATCTAAAATTAGATGCTAATAGTGGAACTGATGATTTAGTACGATTAGTTGGTAGTGGTGCAACTACAGTAACAAGAGAGAATGATGGCCAAATCAAAATATCATCAACCGATACTAATACAAATACCACTTATTCAACGGCAACTTCTTCTACTTTAGGTTTAGTAAAAATTGGATATACTGAAAGTGGAAAGAATTATCCTGTAGAATTATCATCTGGTAAGATGTTTGTTAACGTTCCTTGGAGTGATACAAATACTAACACTACATATTCAGCAGGAACTGGATTATCTCTAAGTGGTACTACATTCAGTTTATCATCTACTTATGACAATTATAATGGATGGGATTTATTTGTTAATAGTATAAGTAGAGGAACAATTACATCAGGAGAAAATGTAAACTTCATCGCTGGAACAAATGTATCTTTAGGTTATTCATCTACAAACAATGCTATTACTATATCCTCAACAGATACTAACACAGATACTAACACATTTAGAGCCGTAAGAACAACATCTGGTGAAACTGGAACTTCATTAGAGGCAAATGAAACTTTACACCTAGTGGCAGGAACTAATGTTAGTCTTTCAGAATCAGGAGGTGAAGTAACAATATCCTCAACGGATACAAACACTAACACATTTAGAAACGTAACTGCAGGTGGTAATACTTTAGGTAGTACTGAATCTTTAGATTTTATCGCTGGTTCAAACGTATCAATTTCAGAAAGTGGTGGTAATATAACAATATCCTCAACAGATACTAATACTGATACCAACACAACATATTCTGCTGGAAGTGGATTATCTCTAAGTGGAACTACATTCTCTCATACTGATACTTCATCAGCAGGTTCAGTAAATAATAGTGGTAACACAGTAATTCAAGATGTAACATTAGATACATATGGACACGTTACTGGGTTAACATCAAAAGCATTATCAATACCATCTTCCGCAGATATTATAGGTGAATTTTCAGCAGGTGATGGTATTGAAATTACTGATGATGGCGAAATTAGTTCTACAGTTACAAATACCAACACAACCTATTCAGCAGATGGAAACTATGGTATGACTTTAAGTGGAACTTCGTTCCGTTTAGAAAATGATAGACGTAGAAACTCAACATCTACAGACATCTACACAGGTAACACACACGACTATACATTCTACGATGCTTCTGTAGGTATTAGATGGTATGCTGCCGGTGCAGAAGATATGAGATTAGCTAATGGTGGTACTTTACACGTTGATGGTGATGTTGTTGCTTATTCAACAACAATATCTGATGAAAGATTAAAAGATAATGTAACCACAATTGAAAATCCATTAGATAAAATCAAAGCACTTAGAGGTGTTGAGTATGATTGGAATGCAGGTAGTAGAAAAGGTAAGCGTGATTTAGGATTAATCGCACAAGAAGTAGAAAAGGTTATACCTAATATTGTGCATGAGCATGAACAACCACTCTTAAACGATGATGAAGATGATAAAACATTATATAAAACTGTAGATTATGAAAAAATGGTAGCAGTATTAATTGAAGGTATGAAAGAACAACAATCTCAGATTGATGAATTGAAATCAGAAATTAATCAACTTAAAGGGAAAATGTAATGGCAGTTCCATCATCAGGTATGTTATCTTTGTTCTCAATACGAAGAGAACTCGGTATTAATAATTATAATGGGTATGCCGTTTACAGTAATGTAGGTTTATATTCATGTAGTATCGGTCAATATGGTACAATCAATACGGCAAATTCAACTTCAGATAGACCTGATACACTTCCACCTCATCAAATGAGTGAGTTTTACTCATACGACCACGATAAAGTTTCCGTTACAGCGTTTACAGCAAATGGTAGTCCGAACAATAGCCAGGTATGTGGAAATTCACCCGATACAACCTTCTATCACGATGGTAGTGGAACATTACCAACAACTGGTGATACAGTATATACAAACTCAGCTGGAACTACTCTAGCTGGAGCAGGATTCTTAGCAACAAGTACAACCGGTGGTATTCAACTTAATGATGATAGCGCAGTATCCAATACATATACTTGTGAAGAAAAGAAAAAATAACATAACTATCTGAAAACCAATGGGTTATGATAGTGATAGTGAAAAGCTCTGAGTATCAATGAGTTACAAAACAAAGTGATTCTTAAAGATTCTCATATTTATATAAAAGAATTAGGAGATAGTAAATGGCAGTAAACATTCCAATATGGCCGGGTTCATCATCTTTCTCAGAAGGTAGTACACCTTTTGGATACTATGATACCGATTTAGAATTCACATCATCAGCTGATAAAACAGCCGGTTGGTGCGCAAAACGTTTGGGTTATCCTATAGTTGATATAGAACTACAGGACATAAACTTCTATGCTTGTTTTGAAGAAGCTGTAACAGAATACTCATCTCAAGTAAATCAATTTAATATTAGAGAAAATTTACTTTCAATAAAAGGCCAAGCAACTGGTTCTAATTTATCTCAAAAACAAATGAATGCTAATTTAGGTGGATTAGTAACTTTAGCAAAAGATTATGGTTCTGAAGTAGGTAGTGGTGGTAGTGTAACATATTATACTGGTTCATTCGCAGCTAAAAAAGGACAACAAATATATGATTTACAAGACGTATCCAATTCAGGAGCATCTTTAGAAAGTGGAACTGCTGGTGTTGATAAATTCGAAATAAAAAAGATGATGCATAACGCACCACCTGCTATGGTTAGATACTTTGACCCATTCGTAGGAACTGGTTTAGGTTCACAACAAATGATGGATACATTTGGATGGGGTAATTATTCGCCAGGTGTTTCATTTATGATGCAACCACTTTATGATGATTTATTAAGAGTTCAAGCGATTGAATTTAATGATAAGGTTCGTAAATCTCAATATGGGTTTGATATTCAAAACAATAGAATTAGAATATTTCCAAAACCAGAACGAGATTATACAGTGCACTTTCACTATGTTTTAGAATCAGAAAGAAATAACCCAATAGTAGCTAATTCAGTAGTATCTGATTATTCAAATGCTAAATATGATAGAATTGAATATACACATATAAACCACGTAGGTAGAAGGTGGGTTGAAAAATATACATTAGCATTGGCTAAAGAAATGTTAGGTGCAGTAAGAGCTAAGTTTAGTTCAGTACCAATTCCTAACTCAGAAATAACATTAGATGGGGCTGATTTAAGAAGTGAAGCAGCATCAGAAAAGGAAATCCTAATTTCAGAATTAAGAGAAAACTTAGAAGCTACTTCTAGAAAAGCATTACTTCAAGCACAACAAGAAGAATCAGAAGCGATGGAAGCTACTTTAAGTAGAGTACCTCGTGCAATTGATATAGGGTAACAAATGGCATTATTCGGTGGACAAAGAGATATGGCTTTGTTTAGTAAAATAAACAAAGAGTTGATAACGGATATCATAGATACCGAAGTGTATTACTATAAGGTCATTGTAGAAGATACAAAACAAAACTTATATGGTGAAGGTAAAAACAAAGTTTATTATAATCCTGTAAAAATACCAACATTAGTTGATAGAACAAACGCAGAAGCTGTATTTGATGAGTTTGGTACATCTTATACTAGAAACGTAAACTTCTACTTCCTAAGAGATACATTAGTAGATAAAAATATATTTCCTGAATTAGGTGATGTAATTGAATGGAACGATGAACAACACATTGTAGATGTAACATTCCAAAACCAATTTTTCGCAGGTAAAAACCCAACTACTTGGGATGGTGGTGATGAGCATGGATATAGTGTATCTATTATATGTGAAACGCATGTGGCTAAGAGAAGTCAACTAAAATTAAAAGATGATTTTAGAGTAGGTGTTAATAAAGATAATAATGATTTACCAGTAGGAATCTAATATGGCTCAAAGATATAGAATACAGAGAGATGATAAGATTGATTTGAAAAGAACCCAAAGTTCTTTTTCAGATGACCCTAAATTGAATAAATCTAAACAAGTATCTCGTAGAAAAGATAATGTTAAAAACGTAAACGTAGGTATTTACGATATTGATTTAGCATTTAAAAGCTTTTTGGAAAAGGATGTTAAACCACTTATTGAAGAAAATGGTAAATTTATTCCTGTTCCTGTAATGTATGCATCTCCTGAAAATTGGGCATCTGCTCAAAGAGAAGGATTCCTAAGAGATAATAATGGTAAGGTACAAACACCATTGATTTCGTTTAAAAGAAATTCATTAGATATCAATACAGAGTATTCTAAATTGAAAGTAATGACTGATGAAGATACATCACAATCATTTGTTAAAAAATATTCAAAAGAAAATAGATATGACCAATTTTCTCTTTTACAAGACCAAAAACCTGTTATAGAGAAATATATAGTAGATAGGCCAGATTACGTTAATATAGCATATGATGTAATTGTATGGTGTGATTTTATGGAAGATTTGAATAAGGTTGTAGAACAAATCATATACTTTCAGGGTGGTGCATTCGGTGAAAGATACAAATTCCAAATTAAAGGAGAATCTTATTCGTTTGATACAACCAATGGAGTGGGTGAAGAAAGAATCGTTAGAAGTAATGTAACACTAACTGCTAAGGCGTATTTAGTACCAGAAGATAGAGGTAAAAATACAATAAATACTCAAAAAGCATTTGGTGCATCGAAGATAGTTTGGAAAACAACTCCTAAAATTTAATCTTTAGAAAAAAATTCTCATATTTATATACACATAAAGTATAACAAACAAATTAAAAAACATTAAAGTTATGGCAGAAGTAAAAGAAATTACGGAAAAACAAGTTATCAATATCGATGAAAAAGATATTGAAAGAGTTAACAAATTCAGAAGCGATTTTGCTGAGGTTACAGCAAGAATAGGTGAGGTAGAGGTAGAAAGATTGAATGCACAAATGATATTGAAAAATATTGAAGATGCTAAAGATAATCTATCTGAACAGTTTAAGTCTATGAGAAATGAAGAAGTTGCTATTACCAATGAATTCAAAGAGAAATATGGTAATGGTGAGTTCGATATTGAAAATGGAACTTTCACTCCTATCGCATAAATATAATCGTTTTGAGTTTTTTGATGTATTTATAGATATAATAAAAACCAAAAGAAATTAATAGGAGAATCAAATGGCAGAAAGAATAGTAAGTCCTGGAGTTTTTACGAGAGAAAAGGACTTGTCATTTCTACCTCAAGGGATTGGCGAAATTGGAGCAGCATTAATAGGTTCAGCAGTTAAAGGACCAGCATTCGTTCCAACAACAGTATCATCTTTTCAAGAGTTTCAACAAGTATTCGGTGGATTGACAGAAGATTCATATCTACCATATACTGCACAAGCTTATTTAGAAGATGCTGGTACTGCAACAATCGTTAGAGTATTAGGAAAAGACGGGTACAAATTAGAAAACCCAGTAGCATTGACAGTATCATCATCACATGGTGCAAAAGTAGTAGGTGTACTACACCCAACACATGATATCGTATCCGATACAGATGTGTTCATTAAATCAACAATTACAGACCACTTAGCAAGTACAGATGTTTCAGCATCAATATTTTCACTAAAGTTATCAGGTTCTGAAGCAGCTGAACATTTTTATTCAGCATCTTTAAACCCGACTAGTGATAATTATTATACTAAATCATTTGGATTTTCAGCAAGAGGTGCAGAAGATGCATATGTTTATTCAAACTTTAAAACATTCCAATCAGCATCATTCGCTAAAGCCGGTGAGATTCCTGTAGTAACTATCGCTACAAGTTCAGATATTGATTATGGTAAAGCTTATACTGAAGCATCTACACCATTTATTACATCACAAAAAGTTGGTGGTAATACTACTAACTTATTTAAGTTCCATACATTATCACATGGTACGGCAACTAACTACGAATTTAAAATTGGTATCCAAGATATTAAGCCAGCCGGTTCAGTTCCTGGTTCTGAATATGGTTCATTTACTGTAGTAGTAAGAAGAGTTGACCAAGATAAGATTGCTGGTTCACCATTTGTAGGTGTAGTTGATTCTGATATCAGACCTAATTTAGTTGAAACCTTTCAAGGTGTTAACTTAGACCCTGATTCACCAAACTACATTGTTAGAGTAATTGGTGATAAGTATATTACTGTAGATGATGATGGTAAATTATCAACTAATGGTGATTACGCTAACAATTCAGAAAATATTAGAGTTGAAGCAAGTGCAGCAGTAATGAACAAAGCAATTGATGAAAGTTTAGTACCTTTCGGATTCGGAGCAATACAAAACCCATTCGGTTCAGCATTCGCATTACCTAATCCATCTTATGTAGCAGCACAAAAAATTAATGATTCATATAATCCTAAAAGATTTTGGGGATATGATTTTGATTTCGCTGGAACAGATAACAGAAACTTCTTAGCACCAACACCAAAGGTTGGAGCTAGTGTAGGTACGGCATTCTATTTAGGTGATTACAATCAAGACGCTGGGGCTAACTTCCCATCATCAGCATCACCTAATACATCAGCAATTTCATTAAATGATAACGCAACTTCTATTAACTCTAGAAAGTTCTTAGTACCTTTCCAAGGTGGTTTTGATGGATTCAAACCAAATAGAGTTGTTTCTTTAGGAAACGATATCATAGCAGGAAATTCGCAAGGATATGATTTATCTTCAAACACAGCAGCAGGTACATTAGCATACAGAAAAGCAATAAACGCTGTATCTAATCCTGATGAATTTGATATCAATATGTTAGTATTACCAGGTGTTATCCACAGATTACACTCTTCAGTAACTACTTTCGCTAAAGATATGTGTGAAGATAGACAAGATACATTCTTTGTAATGGATGCATCTGCATGGAGTGATTCAATTTCAACGGCTGTTAACGCAGTTCAAGCATTTGATTCAAACTATGTAGCATCTTACTATCCTTGGGTTAAGATACTTAATACAGATAAGAACAAACCAGTATGGGTTCCGCCATCGGTTGTACTTCCAGGCGTTATAGCATTTAACGACCAGGTTGCCGCTGAATGGTTCGCACCAGCTGGATTGAACAGAGGTGGATTAACTTCAGTAATTGAAGCTAAGACAAGATTAACGAGAGTTGAGAGAGATGCACTTTACGAAGGTAGAATGAATCCAATCGCTACGTTCCCTGGTCAAGGTGTTACTGTATTTGGACAGAAAACATTACAAGCTAAACCATCGGCATTGGATAGAATCAATGTAAGAAGATTGTTAATCGCAGTGAAGAAATTCATCGCATCATCTACTCGTTACTTAGTGTTCGAAAACAACACAGCAGCTACGAGAAATAGATTCTTATCAATCGTTAATCCTTATTTAGAATCAATCCAACAAAGACAAGGTTTATACGCATTTAAAGTGAAGATGGATGAAACCAACAACACTCCAGATGTAATTGATAGAAACATTATGGTAGGTGAGATATTCTTACAACCAGCAAAAACAGCAGAGTTTATAGTACTTGATTTCAATGTATTACCAACTGGAGCAGCATTTCCAGAATAGTATAAAATAAATTAGTTCCCCTTTTTTAAGGGGGACTAACTATTTTTTGAAATAAACTATATTTATATTAAAGAATTAGAAACGGAGAACATAAATGGCACAATTATTAGACCCAACAGAAGTAATGTTTACATCATTCGAACCGAAGATGTCAAACAGATTCATTATGTACATAGAAGGAATTCCAGCGTACTTAGTGAAAGCCGCTAACAGACCAGAAATAGCAAATGGTAAGGTTACAATCGACCATATCAATGTTAGAAGATATGTAAAAGGAAGAAGTGAGTGGAGTAGTTTAACTATATCATTATACGACCCAGTAGTTCCATCAGCAGCGCAAGCAGCAATGGAGTGGGTAAGATTACACCACGAATCAGTAACAGGTAGAGATGGTTACTCCGACTTCTATAAAAAAGATATCACATTTAACAGTTTGGGTCCTGTTGGTGATAAAGTAGAAGAGTGGACGTTAAAAGGAGCTTTCATCGAAACAGCAAAATTCTCAGACATGGATTATACTGGTGAAGATTTAGCAACTGTAGATTTAACACTTGCATACGATTACGCAATATTACAATATTAATTTCAGATTGTTATATTTATATATTAGAAATTAAATAATGAGAGACCTCAACAGAAATGTTGAGGTTTTTTCGTTTAATTAATATTATTTGTATATTTATATATGGTTAACCAATATTAAAAAAGTTTTAAAACGAGAAACGTTATGAGTAAAGAAAAATTACAAGATGATTACAAATCACCAGTTTCCAATGAGGATATGGTGGAGCTCGCTAAACAACAATACGAGCAAAAAAAGGTTTCTGATTACAAATTTCCAACAGAAATCGTAGATTTACCTTCCAAAGGTCTTATATATTCGAAAGATAATCCTCTATCAACTGGAAAGATAGAGATGAAGTATATGACTGCTAAAGAAGAAGATATCTTAACTACCCAATCTTATATTAAAGATGGTTCAGTATTAGATAGATTATTTCAATCTCTTATTATATCAAATGGTGAAGGTACACCTATAAAGTATGTAGACCTTACAATGGGTGATAAGAACGCTATTATGATTGCAGCCAGAATCTTAGGATATGGTAAAGATTATGAAGTAGAGATTGATGACCCAACACAACCAGGTACA